CCACCTAGTATATCTGCAGACTCTTTTAGGAAGGTTGACATTTCGTAAGCCTTGCCAACTTCTGTCTTATACTCCGGTACAGCCGACTTTATTATGTCGTCCAAATTGCGTCGGGCTTGCGTTAGGGTTTTATTTCCAAGATCACTTTGGAATTTACCAGGGACTGTCAAATACTCGACCTCATTATCAATCGACTTGATAATGTTCTTAAGTGTAATAGCGTCGACTTCTTTCGGAAGCGTATCTAAGTCAGATAGTAGAGCCTGTACCTTACCTTTCGCAGCCTTAGCGCTTTCACCAACAATACCGGCACGGTTAAGTGGGCTGGCTGCAACTTCAATTGCTTTCTTAAGATCGTCACGACTAAAAACCTTACCGCTTTCAACCAGCTTCTGTGTCGCAATATCAGACTGATTGAGAACTTCGGCTTTCATCTTATTAAGTCCGCTTTGAATTGAATCCACCAAATTAAGTTTAGATCTTTGCGCCTCTTCCTTGATTGATGTAGCCGCCAACTGTGCAAGCTCTGTAATTTGTTCCTTTGGTAAAGCTTTTTTCCCCGCTTTTATATCGGACATTAATCTGGAAATTGTTTCCTCTCTAGGTCCTAGAAAAGTTGTTACTGCCCTCTTTCCAGCAATCCCTAAGCCTTTACCCACTAATGGAATCGCAGACAGTGCAGCCCCTAGCTTAACAGAGGTTCCGGCCTCTTCTAGCGATGAAGCTGGCTCTTCTCCGGGCTGTATAAAGCCAGTAGCTTCTCCAATTGTTTTACGTGGAATTTCAGTAGCCAAAGTTCCAAGACCAGCACCAAGACCTCCTGCGGCTATTTTGCCTATGGCAGAACTCGCTCTAGGAATCATTCCCGCCAACTTGGACGCTCCCCCAAATACTGCTGCCGCTGGGCCAGCCGGAGCCAAGGCTCCCGCAATAGCTCCAGCCATGTCAGCCCCTGGTGCCTGCTCTTGAAGCCCTCTACGTCTAGTAACGTCTTGCTGATAAAGGTCCGCCAACGAAGTCGGCTCTCTTGGAACTTCATCCACACCTAGGTCCGAACCCGAAGGTCCCGGAGCAGGGAGTCTCTCCTGTGCCGCGTACCCTAGGGCATTAATGCCAGACAGTACCGGTTCGGAAACACCTAAACTAGCTGAGCCCAGTCCGCTTCTAGCGAAAGTTTCAATTTGTTCCAGAACGCCAGCAGCGGCTTTTTGTTGTAGGTCATGATTTTGAAGAGATTGAATAAGTCGGCTTCGCTCGTCGTCTTGCTGCAACTTCTTAATTAAGTCGTTTTTCGCTGGCTGGGCCATTATCTTAGACCTCTTTTTTTAGCTTCTTCCACTAACTGCTCATAACTTAACTTATTGTAATCAGCTGGCGGAGCCGCTACGGCCTCATTCTCAATAGATAAAGCGTTAATTCTTCCGGGTATTTTCTTATCTTGAAACTGTTGTAATTCCGGTAATTGCATCGGTGTAAAGCCAGCGACGTTTGAGCCTGCTTTAGCGAAAGTAGTCAATGCAGAAGATTGTTGCTGAGCGATCATGCGCTGTAACTGATTAGCCTTAGCGTTAATTACTTCGGGAGTGTCTGTCATTGTGGGCAAAATACCGAGGTAGAAAGCTCTATCCCCATCGGTCATCTTTCCACTCTCTAATGCCTTGCCAATATTTTGAGCTACTGTTTTAAATCTAGCCTCTACAGCTTTAGCTCCAGTGTTATATGGATTAATGCCTGCTAATCGGCCAGCCACTGGCCCTAGAATATCGCTATTCGCCCCAGCTGTTGCTGTTAGATCTTTTAGTGACTCACTAGCAGACTCGTAAGAGGCCAATCTGTCCGACTGTTCCGACGCAAGAGGCTTGCCTGGTTTCTCTTGGCTCTTTAGCCCAAGCTCAATACCTTTAAGCCGTAACTCTTCTTTATCGTGGGCAACTTTTCGTTCAAGCTCGCCAGCATCAATCTTCGCTCTCTCTACCTTTTCCTTCCTTGTTGCTTCAATAGCCAGCTTGTCTAGCCCCTCTCTACGTTCAGACGCCTCAAGATTGTTAAGCGTATTAACACTAGCTTCGCCTGACTGCGCCCCAGCCGCTGCTCCCGCTGAGCCTCCAAACAATCCACCAAGAGCGGACGAGCCTGCACTCAGTAATAACTTAGCTATCATTCGTTTAGTGTCTGACGACATATCATCAGAGGCTACTGATTCGTTACCCACTGCCTTAGGTGGAGCGCCAAGAGCGGCCAGGTCTTTATCCTTAGCTGTAGCCAAGTCTTCTTCAATAGACCCACTTAGTTGTCTTTTTGTAAGTGCCCTACTTCTTGCCGCTGTATCGCTTATTTTAGATGCCATAAATTCCCCTGGTTATTTGTTGGAGTTCGCAATCATGGCCTTAGCTTGCATGTCGCCCATGATTTGCTGCATGAGCGCAGACTGTTGAGCTGCGTTAAGTCCCGCGTAACCCATTTCGGTGGTAAGCTTTCCGAATAATTCTTTATTCGCTTGAGCTTGGTTGTAGATTTGTTTTTCGTTCTCAGATTTTTCGGCTCCAGTAATCGAACCCTCAAGAGCCCCAAGAGCTCCAGTCTTACGTCCCAACTCTTCTGTCTCCGCAGCTCTACGTGATGCTTCAAGAGCGCTAAGTGTGTCTTGCTGTCTAGCGTACTGAGTTCCTTCAATACCAGTTGAAGACTGTTCAAAGGCTGCAAGTGCTTTCTCTTTTTGACCTATGTTCTGTAGGAATAAATCCCTAGCGAGTTGCCCGCGTGCTGCTTGCCCCGCATTAAGGGCTTGTGCTTGCTGAGCTGCCTGTAGTCCGCCACGTATACCAGACCCAGCCTGGACTCCACGTAATTGACGTAGCGCAGTTTGTTGTCCCTGCTGAATTCCTTGAAGGCCCTGCTCACGTAAAGCGTTATTTTCTTGTGAATTAAACCCTTGAAGCGCAGACCTACGCATTGATAAAATGTCTTGGTTATTTTGCGATAAGCTTTGCTGTTGCCCTTGAGCCTGCTCTCTTCTTGTTAGTATGTCTGTAATAGCGTTAGTTCTTTGACCAGCAGTAGATGCCATTGATCTTCTTTGGTCGATAATGCTTTGCAAATCAGCACTGCGGCCAGCGCTAATTCTTCCTAGAGCATTGTTACCGAAAATTTCGTTACCGCGAGTTCTGCCTTTTTCGATAGCGGCATTTTGCGAATCTGTCGCAGATTGTAGCAACTCTTGTTTTCTAGCGTCTGCCGCTATCTGGTTAGCTCTCTCAATACTGCGCTGAGCGGCTGCGTCGCCTTCTTTGCTGATACGCATTTTCTCAGCCAGTCGATACGAATCTTCTCTGTCTTCTTTTAGCTTATCTTCTGCACTCGCACCAAACCCAAAAAAACCCGCCATATAAACTCCATTTTTATACTAGTTAACTGTCTACCTAATGAATGCAGCTGTAACAGTGACTGTTACCGCTCCCCTATTTTGAAGATACACATAGTTTATATCCCATGCAGTATCGCCGTCAGTAATATTTTGAGCACCACTACCACCACGAAGGATTATTTTTTGCGTAGGGGTTTGAGACTCCTTGAGTTGGTTTCGTATGGCCACCTCTGTCATTGCTGGCAGTGACACCTCCACAACGAAACAGTTAAAATTATCATTAAAACTAAGCTTAGTAAGCCCCAGTTGAAGTTCTCTAATGATCTTTTTTAGGTCGTCTCTTAAATACGAATTCACGTCTACAATGAGGTCCTGGCTAAAAGAACGAAACTCTTTAAATAAGCTAAACCTCATGTTTTAAACGCCTGCTTGTATGGTGCCGCAATTTCTAATTCCCATCCAGTAATCAGAACATTCTCTTGTGGTCTTTGATTCTCAAATATCGCTCTTAATGCCCTAAATCTTCCGTTGCTGAGCTTGTGCTTCTGAACTAACGCGAACGTATCGCCGTAAGGCTCGTTTCCGTACTCACTAGCCCCGTAACCGTCAGCGCTAAAGTCGTAGGAAAAGTTAGCCTTAGTAGCGCCAGCAACATAATCAGCTTCTGTCTTTACGGTCAACATCAGCGCGTTATTTAAAACATCCTCAAGAGAGAATAACCTTAAGGACAAGAACCTTTTTAAAACAGACGGCTCACCTAAAGCCTCCCATTGATTTGAGTAACTGAATGATATGGCGCCAGTATTATCTTGGTAATCCCAAGCGTCATCCATAGACATTTGCTTAAGTAGCTTAAACTCAAGTGCTGTATTGAAATCGCTGTAGGCGCGTTCTTTGAAATAAACTTCATCGTTATGGATGCAGATACCGCCACTAAAGTTAAGAGTTCCCCATTTGAGCCACGCGTCTTTAGTGTAATCGTAAGCCATCACTACAGAGTTAGCGTTAGTGAATACACTTCCAGCCGTTACGGTTTCTACTGCCAGCAGTAACCAATATTTCTCACCACTACGGTCATGAAACCCGATAGACTTACGTAAGTTGAAAGTATTGTATTCCGCTATCCCATTTTGATCTAAAAAAGGGTCTATACGCGATGACTTTGAGTTCGGATCATCTAAGGCTCTCCCAAGTGGTTCCGGTAGCTGTCCACCTACCATTTTTCTAGGTCCTTGAGGGCTTAAAAAATAAAGAGTTCCACGCACCTCTTGAATAGAGTGATGACTAGCACAACCAACATCGTTAGAGATCGTATCCACTCTAATGTTTAAATTAGCAATATCGCCGCTAACTATGTGAATTCCTCTATTCTGAAAAATTGCAAAAACTTCGTTATTGGGTGCGATACCTGTAATGTACGTACCTTGCTGGCTTAATACATCGAATTGGTTTGTCCCAATATTTGGGAAATATTCCGGCCCGTCTATATCGCTAAAGTAAACCGTGTTTGGTTCGTTTGTATTACCAGAAATAATAACCTGATTTCTAAACGAAGAAATGTACTTACCTTTAGGAGGGGTAGACCTGTCAGTGATCGGAGGAATAAATTCCGCGTTGAGTTGAGCATCCGTTAAGTTGTCATTATAAACTTGAGTGGCTGAGAATGAGTTGTTGGGAATTTCCGCAACCACAAAGAAAATAGACGGGACACTTCCAGATGTTGGGTTTCTATAAATACCAATTCGTAAGTTGTTCGAAACTACAGCGTTGTCCGCAACTGTAACAGCCAACCCCGCCACCGAGATGGTTGATGCCGATACAGCAGTCACCAGTCTCACAACATACCCAACCGACACACTGTCATAAAAATACGCTGTATCACCAACCTTGATTGTGTGACTACCACCAGAACCATTATCAACTGCGATGATATTTACTGATACTTGAGCCCCATCTATAATAGCGCAATTTGTATTAAACCCAGTACCTGCAACAATATTTGAAACAGTAACGTCAATAGACTGCGCAGTAGGGCTAACCCCTGCCGCTGTTGTCGTAACGTTTGCCTCCGTAAAGTTTCCCGTATTATCAAAGAATAAATACTGAGCTTTATAGTAGTAATTTGTCCCCGTAATAGCCCCAGCCGCACCTAGTGCCTGTGAAACACTGCCAGGCGTCGGTAGCCCCGCTCTATAAACTGTCTGACCGTCGTACTTATGCACTTCATCGTAACCGTTGCTTAGTAGTATAATGTTGCTGAGTTGCGATGAACTCATGAGTTCGAAATTAGCGTCATTAAAATGAGAGAGTCCTAATGCGAATGGAGTTGTAACGGTCTTGTTTACTTCGGTGCTGTATTTTGCGGTAAACATGTAAACCCCGCCAGATATCTCCGCGTTTCTAGTCACCTTAAGAAAAGCAGCTGAAACAGAACCGTCCCCAGTAATGGCAGAACTAAAGTTAGGGATTAAATTAATAGCAGCACTTAATTGAGTAATTGTAACCGGAGCCGCCTCGTCAAACCCAACCCCTACGTCTTGGTTTAGAGCCATCAAGGTGCCTTCTTGAATCTCAAACCGATACACGCTGTCGTCAGTGTCAAAGAAATGACTTATTAAAATAGTAGGGTCTGCACCTGAATAAGTAATTACTAAAGAGACGTTAGAGACTTTCCACAAGCTACCGTCAGCCACTAACAACTCAGATACAGGCAATCCAGACGCGACACGGTCATAGTTATAAAGACCAAGCCCACCTTTCGAAGAGCCACTCGCTTGATAGCCCTTACGTTTTTCAATAGAGTTATTCTTTCGATACTGAGCATTTAGCATGTCAGTGGCGTAGTTCTCAGCCCTCACCAGGTCGTTAGATGCTAGATCTAACCCGTAGTAATTAGTGTACCTTTTTTTAAGTATGTACTCTGACATCTCAATCCTCTTCGGGGTGATATTGCGAGTCTAACATAGGCACCAAGTTAACTCCCCCGTCTGGTTCTTTAAACCCTTGAACAATGTCCGCTGCAAGTCCCGACAACTCTTGTGCTGCCTCGCTTGAGTCGTTCGATGAGTCACGCTTTAAAATTTTCCAGTTCATGTATGAGATTAAATATCTCTCACAGTTGTCAGCCAGCTGGCTGTTAGTGGTAGACTCTTTACCGCGTAGAACGTAGTCGCCTGCTGCGATTGTTTCCCCACTACCAAATAAGAACCCAGCGTCTACTGTTACAACTCCGGTAATGGTATCAATCCCAGTGACTGGAATTCTTCGCATCTTTACAATGCCGTTTTTATCCACAACAGTGCAGTAGCCTTCTTCTAGAAGTTCGGTTTGATCAATCTGTTGAGTAGAGTCTAGAACTAACGCTGTAATCGCACTACCGGTTAGAACTACAGAAGAGACCACGGCCCTGCGTAGATCAATTCTAGGTAAAGTCTTCTGATACAAGATACGTATCTTTCCAGATGACTGCGGCGCAGGCTGTAACAGTATCGAACCACTGCGGCGAATATAGAAGCTAGGGGAGGAGTAAACCCCACTAATGCGCTCGCTATTACTTCCTTTTTGCACTACGTAGTAGTCGCCCGCTCTTCCGGTTTGGCTATACTCAAGAAGATCAATGCGGTTACCTAGAAACGCATCGTCAGGAATAGCGTACTCTTCTTGACGAACTAACGCGTCTACAATTTTCTCGACTTGGAAGATGTCCGTAAACTGCACAGAGATTAAGCTTTGAAGCTGATCCTGAGCGTCGTTTACATATTGAAGAAATTCTTCATCACTAATACCAGTTGAATCTGAGAACTCGACGTTCTCGGTAGCTCTCCTGGACTGATTAATGAGTAAGTCTATTCTTCGCATTACTCGCCCTTAGCTTGTTTAGCTTTTTGCTGAGCGATAATAATGAGCGCCCTTTTCGGGTCACCCTTACCATATCCAGATTTCGGTTCTGGAGCATCTTCAGCTTCTTCAGCTTCTTCAGCTTCTTCAGCATCTTCAGACTCGTAACCTTCATCGCACTTAGAGATTAATTCACTAAGATCCATACCCATAGAAGAGGCTAGTTGCTTTAGGTCTTCGACCTTTTTCATCGCTAGATCCATCTTAGGGTCTGATCCCTTGTCGCTTGACTCTCTGCTCATTTTTTCAATCATATCCATCATCATAAAATCATCCTCCAATTAACGAAGACTTGTAACCGTTCAATAACTGCTGATAAGCGGCCATTTGACCTTCGCCCATGCTTTTAGCTCCACCTACTTGCGCCTCAAAACCTGTCTTGATAGCTTCTTCTTTAGCTTTCTTTTTGGCTGCTTCTGACTGGGCATTTACTCCAAGAAGGTTTGACATCAAGCCCGCCAAGCCCGCTATAATCGCTCCACCTGTTACCGGATCCATATCTATCTCCTTAGCTAAAGTTTAATTCCCACTGACCACGGTATTCGGTGCCAGTGTAAAATAGTGTTATTAAATCAACCGTTCCAGCACCCGTGGCTGTCATGATAGGCGCTTGGCCTTGAGGCCACTTTACCGAAGCAGGCCACACCAAATCTCTAAACGTTGCGCCTTGAGTAACCCACACCAAGTAGCTACTACCAGCGGCTGGGTTAGATAACGTAAGTGTTACATTTCCCGTCGCCGAACTTAGATCCAGACTCTGAACATTCCCTAGGTTGAAGTCTACTGCCTGAGTAGTGCCGACTGGGACAAGAGGTGTGGCTTGAGTATATCCGTAATTCTTAAAAAGCTTAATAGTTGTAACAGAGTTGTCACTAAGCCCCGCTGTCGGAATAGTCGCACCGTCTCCACCTCCTTGATGTCTATGCTGGGAGATCTTTGTCCATGTCGTATTGAGCATGGTGGTTCCCCAGTTACGAGTCCCGTTGGTCGGTATCGTTAGAAGAATGCCGAGGTTAATTGTAGTAAACGCCATTCTATCCCCTTGTTAGTTTATTTTCTTAATGGTCAGCATCGTATTCCCACCAGTAGACGTTGTCACTGAAGACCCTGAGTTCTGGTAACATCTAACATCAAGCAAATCACCAGCAACACATTGAGTTAACGCACTTACTGACGGAGTATTGGGGGCCGACGCTGTTCTGTCTACAACTATAAAAGGGACATCAGAAACAGAGACACCGTTTTTATATAGAGCGACGGATATCTCGTTACCGATTGTCCATGGTGCCGATATAAATACTGACGATTGAACTTCATAGAATCCAGCCACTTGAACCAAATAACGATTAGTGCTTGTATTGAATGCGTTCATAGTATCAAACACCCGTGTGTTAAAAGTGAGTATTGTAGGCGTTCCGCTAGGGACTACTGAACCCGTGCCAATTCTCAACGACGCAGCAACGACAGCGTTTGAAGCTGAAGAAACTCCGCTACCTGGTACTTTAGTAAAGTTCAAGCGGGCGTTAACACCAGCAAAAGTGTTTAATGAAACTCCGGAGGTCTGAGTGCATCGTATGAGTATAAACTCACCAGCCAATAAGTACACAGTTTCACGTACAGCTATATTTGGGTAATCCTCTCCAGTGTAGGGTCTCCTGTCCACGGCTGCGACCACCACTGCACCCTTAAGTATCTCAAGCGATACATACTCACCTGCATCAAAGTCCGCAGTTGTATTAAGGTACACACTAGCGGACACGTCATAATAGCCCGATTCTTGAGCTGTTATTTTCCCAGTGGCTGTATCATAAAGTGAATCGGTATCAACGGTTTTAGCGGTATACAGTAGGGTCGTATTTGATGTGACTGCTTGTACAGATCCACCGTATGAACCGGTTACTACTTTTCCAGCGTTTGAAGCTGAAGAAACTCCACTGCCTGACGACACTTCAAATACAGTTACAAAACTTTTTGTGCCGTCCGCAACGATAGTCAAAGTACCGCCAGAATTGTTATCAATTCTAAGGTCAATATACTCTCCAGCGTTCAACTGCACAGCGTCTGTCATTTGTGCGTCACCGTTAACCGCTACGGTACTTCTAGATACTTGAGAACCATTTTTAAAAATCTGCAATGAGAATGCATTCGTTGCTGTCTGGTTAGTCCGAACTTCCGCAGATACACTGTACACGCCTGTTTTTTGCGCTGTAAACTTCCACGCTGCGCCCACTGTTACATTAGATGCATAGTCGAATGATTTATTTTCAAAATTAACGATATCCACGTTACCGTTTGCGATTGTTTGAGTACCAGCAGAGGAGTTATATCTGGATGAGGCAATAGCGTTAGGCAACCCCAACGCTTGAGGCCCAACAACCACGTCGTCAATCTTTACTGTGTACGCCGACGCGCTAGTGGTAGCGACGTGTAGAATAAGTCTATAGCTAGTAGAGTTTGAGCTTGTTTGAAACGAGCTTCTGAACTTTAGCTTGCTAGAAATAACTGCGCCGTCAATAACCAAAGTGCTCGGCTCAATAAGCACAGAATTCGTAACATCATAAAGATACACAATGAGGTCAGAGTTAACAGTATTGACTCCACTACCAACAAAAGTCCCAGACGCAGGAGAATAGTCAAAAGATATCCCGAGCACTTGACCCTGATCAGACGAGTCAATCGCGAAAGCATAAGCTACCCCTTGGCCTTGGGAATTGACTGCTGTTTTAGTAAACAAGAAACTAGAGATCCCATCAAGTGGCGCCGAAGTGGTTGACGTCCAAGTTACGGCAGGGGAACCACCAACACCGTCTACTGGGCGTGTCCCAGCGGCGTCGGCGTAAGTTGCCCAACCAGTAGTTGATGAGCCGTCACTCGCTAAAATGTAATTTTTTCCAGACGATCCACTTCCAAGTTCTGTCCAGTTAACTGTCAAACCAGCATCTAACTTTCGATAAGTTTTTCCAGTCGAGTTATTGAGATACAAAGAACCAATCGGCGCCGATGTTGCCGAAACAGTTGGGTCAACTGCGCCAGACATAATCTTATTACTGCCATTGATATCAATGTTGCTTTTAAGTGTTTTTACATCGTTGCCGCTAAAAATTACTGCTGAACCCATTTAAGTAGCCCTCCAAGGCTAGTGTACGTTAGCCGTACAAGTTAATTGCTATTTCGCCTACCGATGCGCTTGCACTGACTGCTTTAATGCTAAGACGTGTACCTGCCGGAATTGCTAGTTTTACTCGCCCGTTTCCGCCAGGAAATACTAAGATTTGGTCCACCTCAGAAGCCGCTGCACCTACTGCCAGTTTTAATGTTTGGCCTGATGAATCGAAAATCTCAATCTCTTTAGCCGCTGCAGAAGTTGAAGCGATAAGCGTTACATATGCCGCTGTTGTCACAGGTCCAGATGTGTAGTCATTACGAACAAAGCCAGACGCTGAAAAACCAGCCTCTACAGACGCGACAGTCCACACTCCAGACTGAGTAGCCGATACTGTACCGCTATCAATTACCGCATGTAGATTTGTCCCAGTAGCTTGAGTGACTGTCACAGTCGTTACAGGTGTAAGAGCTGTAATCTGAGCAGCAGTCAACACCACAGGTACCGACGCCGCTGCTAGAGCCTGACCTAGAGCTGGGGTTTTACCATCTATAGAACTTAATGAACCGTTACCAGTAGACTGATTAGCAGACGTTGAAGCCCCAGTAGGTAGGCTGACCGTGCCAGATACATTGTTAACGTTCCAAGTCCCTGACTGTACCGCGCTTACCGAGTCAGTCACCGATGTGAGATCTCGAATATCTAAGTCTGTAGATGTGACCACTAACGATACGTTATTGATTGTGACATCACCAATATCAACGCCTGGCTGTGCAGTAGCTAAAACGTTAAGCTCTCCAGCCGCAGTAATCAAAGCGTCATCAGTCCCGTCAGTGATTTGGGTGAACTGTGATTTATTAATTTGATTAGCACTACTAGCTGCCCCTGTAGGCAATGACACCGTGCCAGATACGTTATTAACGTTCCAAGTGCCCGACTGAATGGCGGAAACTGTAGATAACGGTGTAAGGGTTGCGACTTGAGCAGCAGTCAACACCACAGGTACTGATGCCGCCTCTAAAGCTTGACCAAGCGCTGGAGTCTTGCCGTTAATGGAACTAATAGTTGCCTCAGTTGAAGCCCCAGTAGGTAGGCTGACCGTGCCAGATACATTGATGACGCTTCCAAGGATATTTGTACCGGAAGGGAGCGGTTGAGTAACTGATACTTTAGCTTCGTTAGAAGCTGTAAAGGTCTGATAATTTGATCCATCACCTATACGGGTGATATCAAAGTTCGCACCTTGATCAGACAACTGAACATTTAAATCTCCAGCCGTAATGTTGATTGGGCCAGACGCTCCAGTGATCTCTACTGGAAGCGGAACCGAGTTAGCTGGGACAGCTGTGTCTTTACTTACCTTGGTGGAAACACCATTTAGATCAAACCTGGTAGAGCTTGGGTTGATCGTTGTAGCTGTAATGACCTCGCCCGAAGCGTTCACTGTAGGGTATCTGTGTCTTAAAATTTGGAAAGTAACGGCTACCGCCAAGGCTGTGTCTAGAGTCTCAGCAAAGGTGATAAGATTGGCCGATGTATCAGCTACCTTGATTTCTCTTCCGCTATAAGTGCCAGAAGTAAACCGGATAACATCGCCTTTTTTTGCAGCGTGTCCAGTGGCAACGATAGAATACGCTGTACTAGCTGCCTCTGTTGCGTCTGTTCCGATAAGTTCAACGAATTCATGCGCAACCACTGACATGCCATGCTGTAGTTCTCTGACTGGTTCGATTGTAGCGAATTCTGATTTAAGACGATCGTCTTTTTCTTGAGTTGACCAACCTTTAGGTGCGCTCATTGCTTTGACTCCTCCCCGTGCTAGTTGCCGGATCTTTGTAATTCATTAAATGTTAAGAGCAGTTAACAATTAAGGCAAGCTAGATCTTTTTATGGATCAAACTTTTATAAAGTGAGTATGGACTTGTGATGGCGAGGTCATCACCTCTAGGGCAGATATACGTTGGAAGTTGTGACGCGAGTTCGGTGCATAAAAACGCGTTATTCCTGCCCCAAGGGTTAGTCTTAGGGATAGGCTTACCAAGAACCCGAAACAGGAGCGCCCTATAAAGGAAATAGATAAAAGCTGTCCAGTCATAAGGCGACGCATCGCAATTATTCATAATGTCTGAATAAATGTTTTCTTCTACCTGGTTCATTACTTTGTACTCAATTTCGTAAACCACTTCGGCGTGTTTTGTAAACGTCGAGAACCACTTTAAGCCTACTCCGTACAGGTTTGAGTGAATAACGAACTTATCATCAAAGACTATTGCAAAATGTGACACTGGTTCTTTTAGTCCATGCCTAATTAACCACGATAACGGACTTGTGCCTTTGGTGAATATTAGTTTCAAGTTTTGACCTCGTTCAATAAGAGATTAACGCCAATTGTTTTATTAGATGCAGACACGTAAGTGAGTTGCATTACCATGCCCACATACACGTCAGAATCGTATGGAGAAACTCTCTGATAGAAATCTTTCGGAAGGTTTACTGTGTACCCAAATTGATTTAGTAACGCATTCGGATAACCACTATAGGTACCAGCTGCGTTGTCATAAACTTTAAAGTTGATAGTGTCTAACGCTTCGCAATTAACAATCTCCGCGCCTAGTAACTTAGCCCATGCATAGGTCATCGTGTAAGTGAGCGTGTTACTTCCAGTGACAACAGCGAACTGCATCCCTGTATTACGGGCAAAGAGTTTCTTAATTACACCGTTAATATTAAGTGTTTTAGCTCCAAATGGGGTTAGTGCCTGTACAGCCGTGGATGTTACGAGTGCTTTATTCCCCACCGTTTTATAGTTTGCTTCAAAGTCTGTCTGATCAGCTCCGCCGTCTTTATTGACTACACAATCCAAATTAAACAACCCATCAAAGAGCTTGAGATAATAACTCTCTGTTAGGTCTACATACTGAATAGATAGGCTTTTAGTGTCTACTAGTGATTTGAATATAGCCCACGTTACAATCATAAGTTATTCCTCAATCCATTCCATCGACACAGAAAAAACAGGCCCCGTAACAGTCGTGGCGTTTAAATTAATAGCCAACACCTCCGAAGTGCCCCTTAATACCAGTGGCTCACTACTATTTTCCCCGAAGCGATAATTGATGGGGTCACTTACCCCAGGGGACGACGCAGTTACAACAAACATCCTTTTAGCCCTAACCACTCCCACTAATGTTCCAAGTGTCGGATTAGCTGTATAAGACCGAACTGTAGCCGTTCCCGATGCGCTTGCTGAGTCGTTCGGTACAGGTGTGATGGACGAGCTTGTCCCACCTGTGTTGGCGGTTGATCTTTTCACGAATGTTACATTAACAGCCGCGCTAGAACCGGAGGTGGTTGTTCCGTTTATCAATATTGCAGATATCTTTACAGTCTTAGTAGCGCTACCTGTAATGGTGAAAATGTCGGTTGCTGAAGAGGCAGTTACAAGACCACTTGCACACGCCGCGTATGTTGCACTTTTCCCGTCGTTGGAAATGGTTGTACTGGTTCTTAATAGTCCACTAGTCCCAAGCGATAACGGTGACGTTTGACCTGTAGTGTAAGTAGGTGCAGCTGTAGTAACTGCTCCGAATGTGAGGCTGCCCGTTTGTCCCGATGTTGCACTACCTTGCGCAAGCGTCAAAGTGGTGGCGATAGTCCCTAGGCTAGTATTCGCAGTGGTTTGATTTACGGATGTTGCGGCACCTGTTGGTAGAGATACCGTTCCGCTTACGTTGTTAACGTCCCAAGTGCCCGACTGCCCAGCAGACACCTTAAGCGAGTCTCCAACGTTGCCTATGTTAGTTCCGTCTGTAGCTCCTTGAAGGACCTGATCAAAATCAGATAGTGACATTATTTCTTCTTACCCTTCTTATCGGGCTCTGTGATGGGGTTTTTAATTTGCGGCAACGAGGTATAAATCGCGTCTTTAGGCGTAGTCTCTTGCAATTCTTTTATACATTCACTCAAACAGTCACTCAACCATTGAAGATCAAGAGCGACCCCTAGGGCTTCGCCTCCTGTCATCTCAAGTTTCGCGCGCTGTACATACTTTGCGAGATTCCTTGCGTGTTTGATGTCTTCTTTACCCCATTGCCGCATATTCACTTCCTTAAGCTAATTCCCAAACCCGAACAGCGTTGCCAGCGCCAGCGGCGATAGCGAACAATGCGAGACTTGGACCGACTTCCATTTCAAGAGTCGCACCCTTACCAACGCGTAAGCCTGTAGTTGTTAGAACCCCAGTAGGACCAACATAGATGTCGTTAGCCGCTGTATTCTGAACAATGATCTTACGTCGATTAGCCAAAGCACTCGCTGGTAGTGCGACTTCAGTTGCCCCTACAGTGACGTTGCCTTGAACTTGTGAAACGTTTGGCCCAGCATTAACCCAAGCACGCCCAAGCGCGTCTGTTTTAATCGAACCATAGTCCCCATCAGCTGCATCAGCCGCTGGTACTGCTTGAATGACTCCAAGCATGTACCCACCGATATCTCCAGATAGGTGTGCTGCGTCTTCGGCTTTTTCAAATGAGTTAACAACCGATAAGTCGGCAACAACATTGATAGAACCGTCTGCATTCACGGCTAAGAAATCAGTACCATCACCGATTTTAATACTGTCCTGTGAATGTGAAAGGTCACGAATATCTAAGTCTGTAGCCGTAACGATAGCACTGATGTTCTCAAGAGCTGCAAGAGTTGCCGCATTTAAAGAAACCTCAGAGCCTGAAACGTCTACCTTATCTGTCGCGAACGCTAAGTCACGAATATCTAAGTCTGTAGCCGATACAACCATTGACGTACTGATAACGTTAACGTCGATACCTTCTTTGCCGCCAACGTTAGTGCTAGAGATGAGATCCCCGTCACTGCCAGCTCTCAAGTAAGCGCCGATATTATCGCTTTCTGCTAGATCTGCTGCATCAAAAATCAATCTGTCCTTTGATAATGCCATTTATTTATCCCCTTCTATTATGTTTTTACTTAATTATGACCATTCTAGTATCTCAACAATCTGCGCTGCTTTACTGGACGCGAAGTAAATTGTTCCACTGAAGTTGAGGTTACTATCATTGTACGTACAACCGGACGGTATTGTAATGTAATTTGTAGCGGTATCACCGAGATCAAACGCCACCTTCAAAGTCGCGCTACCGCGAACTCTGACTGTAATTTGTTTTGTAGATGCTGTAAGTGCTTGTGAGTATTCTGTACCAGCAAGAGTAGCCGTAACGTTATATATTGTTGGTGTAGCGCTCCCGCCTGACGATACGGTAGCGTTAAGACTTCTAATGCTAGTGGTAATATTACTCATTACGAAAGCTCCGTTACTTTTACCCGAATAGTCTTACCAGCTGGTGCAATCCCGTAAAGAATAATGTTTGCTGTAATGTCAGTATTGAATGCGTCATTAGGATTAACTTCTAACCCAGACGTAGTTCCGATAACCGTGTCTGCTGTTACGTTACTGTTTCCAATGTAAAGAGTGTCCACGCCAGACTTGTTATGTACGGTCATAGCGTTTCTAGATGTCAAAGCAATGGCGGGTAATGGAGTGGCGACATCGGTCACATCCATTGTTGTGGTTCGTATCGCCGTACGCAACCCACTAGGAGTCAAGTCTCCGGTGACAGTTCCGCCATAGACAAAAACGTCTTGCGCCATCTTATCGCCTGCAACGTTCGTTCCTGTAGCAGGACCAGCGGCGGATGGAGGCGACTTCTTATTAGGGTAAAGATCAATTCTACTCATGAATTATCTTTTTTTATCATGATAAAGAACCACTAGAGCTGTAGCCGATGTAGTCACACCACTTAACGCTACATTGCATCTTACATGCGGGAAAAGATGCGCAGTAATATTTAGAGACTTAACGCCCGTGGTATTAACCACTGTTGCGAATGTTCCAACGTCTACCCAGTTAGTACCGTCTGCGGAGTGCTGAATATTCGCCGTGACAGTTGTTGCACCGTCATTCGCACTTACATGTAGCCAGCCCGCAAAGTCTGTCTGGAGTAATTCTAACACCCTTACCGGGCTGCTTGTGTTTGCGGCTGTAAGAGCCGTTACTTCTAAGAGAACTGTTCTATTCATGCATGCCATATCATACCCCTCGTTACTAGGCGCGGTAGGGGTGAGTCGAACACCCGTCTTCTTTACGCCGTCCGTGCGTAAAGATGCTTTACCGTTAAGCTACTACCGCAAACCCTACAGTTTATACTTCATCACTCGCATCTGATCCAAGGATCATGACATGAAAATCTGCGTCTGTTGCAGTCGATCCGTCAGCTACTTGTTTCACCAGGATACGAACAGCAGTCGTAGAGACAGTACTAATCATTGCATACGTGTTTGTGGTCAACAAAGTAGCCACTACCGTTGGCACACGAACAAAGGCTTGCGCGAATGTAAGTGTGTAATCGCCAACGCCGTTGTCTGTTAGTACTAACTCTTGTTTACCTTCCAATACAGCTGCTGTGCCCGTTCCATCGATACGAGCAAAGATCATATGTGGGAGGCGTTGACTCACACTAATGGCCCGTGCGAATTTTCTTGCGCTTCTCATAATAAATACCTTTCTAAAGTGAGGGACGGCTGCAGTGCTGTTACCGCCCCTCTTAAATCAACTAAAGTTCCCAATAGTCAGCACCGATCGTTAGTTACACCCTAATTAGCGATTAAGTCGCCAACCCAGTGATAACTCCTTGAAATGAAGGAGTGATAAGATTCTCATAGTAGCCGCCGTATGTTGCGCCATACGCGTCGATTGAACCTGAACCACCACCGACACGCATAAATACCGAACCGTCATCGTCGAACCAACCGAAGTCAGGGCGATGATGCAAATGGATATTATGATCGTTCAATGCATACAGACGATCGTCTTCCACGAAACGCTCAGGGAAGATAGGCACTGCGCCAGCCGATGACATGAACTCAAGACCACGGAAAGAGATCTTTCCTTTGAGGTCTTCAGAACGTGGCTCAACCAAGTACTCTTTTTGATCTTCAAGAACGTTCAAAATCTTACGATATTGAGTGAATGAAGTAACGATCAAGTTAGGCACTTTGCCGCTCTTGCGTTGTACATCAAGCATCAATTGATTCATAAGGTCTGGAGTGATCCCTGCGCCTGCTGCGGCGATTTGGGAAGCCTGCCATCTACGAGATACCGGAATCCCATAAAGAGTTCCTGTTGTCGCATCACAGACTGCTTTCAATCCTGACGGAGCCATGTCTTTACTGTTTTGCAAGTAAACAACCAAGCCTGATCCAGCAGCTGTAAGATCCAAAGCGCCGCTGATGCGGTTCAATGTAACTGTACGTGTAGCTGGAACAACTGCGATAATTTCGAACACCGAAGCGTCAGTACCGCAGTTTACATAGTCCTTTTCTTCGAACGATGCTTCTTTCCAAGTAGCTGCCGAGATGACAACCACTGGGTCAGCTGCTGTTCCAGATGCATTGGCGCTAACAGTTCCCAAAGAACCGTCACTATTACCAAACAAGAACATTGAAGCGACTCGCATGAATGACTCAACTCCACGCTGTGCTGCGTGCTTTGTCATCTCTATAAAAGCGCCTTGATTTTCAGAACTTGCCTTAATTGCTTCACGGTCAATTTGAACTGTCGAGTACACTTTTTTTGCAGTGACTGCGATGTCCGCAACGCTTTGATAGTTGCTAGTAGGAAGAAGTCCTGCGCCAACGCCGCCAGCAAAGCTGAGGGGTTGAGCGATGAGCATCTGCTTACCGACGAAATCATAAGATTTCTTGACGCGTCCGAGAGTAACGTTACTTGAGTTGTAAACGTTGTCGCTTAGTTTGCCATATTTAATCTTAAAAAGATTAGAGGCTGTTGATAGATCATACTTTGCCATATGTGTTATTCCTTATTTAAATTTCATCAAAAGATAGTGGTGCAGACATCGGGTTTTTGACCACTGTTCTCTCTGAGTTTTTGTTTATGTTTTTGTTTATTTTCTGATTCAGACGATCCACCGTTTTATCTCCGAATACTACCTGAGCTATATGTCTAATATCCTCACTGCTAAGATCTTTGTTGTCAGGATCTGACAGAATCTTTCGCATTGCTTTGACATCGGCCTCTCTGGTTTCAGGGTTTGACTTTACCGAATCAAGAAGAGTCTTTGCTTTGTCACTTTGCTGAATAGCAACGTGATACTCGGCAACTACGTCTGGAGTAATTTGATCTAAAGTAAAGTGCCCTGTTTTTGATAGCTCTTCGTGTAAATCAATGAACGTCTTGTCATCGATACTATGTTGGTCTTGAACCCTCTTAATCCAAGATTCCACTTCCCGCAGTGTTTTTTCTTGGGTTGCCTTGGTACGCGCAGATTCGTCGCGTTCTTTATAAAAGCTAAGCTCGTCTTGGAGTTGTTTAGCCTTTAACTCTTCTGGACTGAGAGCCTGGTACTGCTCCATCTGTTCCATAATGCTTTTATTATATTTGTTTGATGTCTCAATAGGATCTAGTCCGACTGCTTCAGCAAGGTACTGAATAGCTTGTTGGGTTTTATTCCCATTAATGAGAGTCGATACATGGTTAAGCATGTGATCAACCTCTTTTTTATCTGACTCAAACTTATTCTTTTCTGTTTTAAATTGTTGGTAATTACGATGGAGACTTTTAGCGCCACTAAAGTTGGTAAGCAGGTCTTGAAGTTTTACTTTCTCTATCTTTCCATCAATCTTGACTTCAAACGGAAGATCTGACTTAAGCTCTAACTCATGTTCCCCGTCTCTCACCTTAATAGTCTTGGCGGACGGTTCCTCATTAGTCTTATCTTTGGAGGCATCTTCGGATTCTGCCTTAGCTTCTTTAGTTTCGACTTCCTTTTCTAGAGCACTCTCCTTGGATGGTTTCTCTGCTTTTTCTTTACTAGCCTCTTTACTAGTCTCCTTGGATGGTTTCTCTGCTTTTTCTTTACTGTCTGAGTGTGCGTTTCCTATTTTATGTACTTGTTCTAAATCATCAAAGCTTACAGAAGATGACCCCGCGACTACTTCAATCGGTTCAGATACGGACGTTAGTGTTTGATTTACCGACTCTTGCATTACTTAATACCCCTTTGAGTTTATAGCGGCACAGGAGGCTCTATCACTCCTGAAGGCTCCTGGATCCGCTGCTCTTGTGCTAATTGATCTTGAATCGAAGGAGGCGGCACATTCACAAGCTCCTCTGGAACTTGAGATACTCCCTGACTCATCTCTGCCGGGACTGTCGGCATGGATGTCGGTAAAGGTTGTGATGGTTGTGCTGGCAATATTTCTGGGGACCGATAGAAAAGAGGAAACCCCTCTAGAGTCATTAACTTTTCTTTGTATATTGGATTGATATTCGCAAAATTAACCATCATCATTTCATGGGCAATAACCATGTCTTTAAGTTCTTCGCGAATCTCGGGAGGTGTCTCAAACTTAAATGGATACTTGCGCATTTCTTGAACGTGAGTCTTCCAGTGAATGATATGATCCTCATACGGTTCTGGCTCTAAGCTTTTACCAATCTGCCCAGCCTTACCCTGGAGAATTAACTCGTTCTCAGCTTCGGCGGTACGCACCGAAGAGGTGGCTGTATCTATAAACTTATCATTTTGAGCTAGGTCAAGAATGTCTACCACCTGCTCTTGGGTCATGATGTTGGGAAACTTTTCCGCTAGGTCCAGAACGTTCTGAGTACGTTGAGCGCGGGACATAGATAGCGCTGACGAGTTCTGAACTCTGACGTCATAATCTTTAGATAGATTTGAAACATCAAAAAACTCTGTCATCCATTTATTGTCTTTACCGATGACCCGAATCATACGCTCGTCTGAGGCGTCATAATAAGAGCCGGCCACACTTAAAGTCATCACTGCCACGCGCTTGACAAAGTCGTTGTACTTAAGAATGAACTCATTGAACCGTTCGTTTTCTTGTTCACTTAAGAATTGAAGTGCTACGCCTGCCTTAATCCCAGCAGGAGGTTCTCCGCGTGACACGCCATAGATACCGTATATTTGTTGAAACTCTTCTTTAAGAGTCTTCATGAAGCTGAAAGTTTCAGGAGATGTCGCATTGCTTTGGACTAACGCTGGTGGTTGAGGCCCTTTGTATTCAACGATAGTGATATCGTTACCAAGAGACTCTTTTTTAGCGGCTCCAGCTGGCATCATCCATTTAGGATGCGACACCATAATTTGATTACGAAGCACTAGATTGAGTAAGTTGTTATAACTAGAAGTGAGGGCCTTGATGTTCTCAATTCCCGACTTACCGTACACCTCACCTGGTACGTCGATATCTGTTAAGCGTACGAACGGCAGTTCTCGGTGGTCGTAAGGGTAATCCCTATTTACTAAAATGCAGTCTTTAGTGAATACAATATACCGGCCCTTATCTAGTCCGAGTGACGGCTTATGATAAAACTCCCAGTACACTGTTTTATGTGTGACTGGTTCCATTTGCATTTTTTCGTAGTCGTACACTTGGGAGTCGGTAGTGGGATGGATCTGATCAGCAAAGTCTGGATAAAGTAGCCGCAACTCTTCGGCGGACTTTATTCTCATACGATAACAGTAGTCTACATCTTCAAACTTAGCTCGATGCTCTAGAAGGACTTCCAAAGGATAGACGACATCGTAATCGACATCCCCAGTACGAACAGGGCGATTAATATATACTGGTTCTCCTCGTTCATCTTTTTGATGCTCCCCATTCTCATTAAGTAGCGGGATCTTTTCGTCTCCCTTACCTTTAAGCTTCTTGTAATCTGGGTGTAAGTCACCTAGGTCTGGGTTCCAGGTGATAAAGAGATACGCCTCACCCATAATCGATTTAAGCTTTGCGATGTCTACAGAGATTTTACCCTCGAAAGCCCGCTCATACCAAATATGGTCAAGTAGGTACTTACTCATTTTAGCTGATACCTTATCGGAGAACTCATCATTGGTAGCTAGTACGGATACCGCTGGTTTGTACTTAATAAGGCGCGAGACGTGATCTTGAACTAAAGCATAGATCTGGTTAGCTACGATCTTGCGAACCCCGTGGGAGCGCTTTGAGCCACTCTCTCGGTGGTCTGAGCGTGTCTCTTGATCCGTGTACTGGATACCTTTGTACAGCACCAAGTTTTTCTGCATGAGTCTGTGACGCTCAAGAGCCACATCTTTCAGATAGTTCAGCTCCCCATTAAGCCAGTCGAGTGTCTCTTTATTGTTAGCTTTGTCATCTAAGCCAAGAGCCCATATAGGTTTCCTTGGTTTAGTAATAGCGTCCTGCTCAAGTGAATCATTAAACGATGAATAACTAGACATTTATCCTCACATGATGTTTTCGAAGGTGTCTTTAGATAGTTGATCTTTTTGATCGTCGGTCAAGTCCTGTTGAAACGAATTTTCTAGGGACTCACCCGTCAAAGGATTGACGTAGGCTATACGGTGGGTTGATCGTTGCATCGCTTTCACTTCAATCAGTAAGTAGATGACCAGGCTTGTCTCGAACAATAAAGCGACAGACAAAACGCCGAGCAGTAAATAGATTAAAGTGAGTCCCATTAACCCTTAATGTTACTTAACAATGTTAAGAGTGCAAGGACTAATCTAGTCTGGTTCCCATTCGTTTATAAACCCGCCCTCGTTCATGTGCGGAAAATCATCCTCAATACGTGCTCCACGCCACAATGGGTCTTTCTCTTTAATGAATTCTTCGGTCTCATGAAGATTATAATACGACGCATCCAGGATATATCTAAAGTTATCGAGCAGGTGATCGTCCTTCTTAGCTATGTTACCGCGCTCGTCTTTACGGTACTTGTCCATTTCCCAATAAAGCTTTACGCAACGTGAGGAGATGACCAACTTATCTTTCAATATAATATCTTTAATAAGTGACAGCCCCGATATCTTATCGATGCGTGATTTTTGAGTAGGTTCAAACGCCTCGTCGAAGTGGGCTAGCATCTCGTTACGGAACCAAGTAGCGGCCTCGTCATATCCTTGGCGCCACTCATACCGGTCATTCAACTCGCGCTTCTTCTTTAGTAACGCCTCGCCAATTATTCGAACGGTCATATTCGCCTGAGACGTCTCATAAAGCTCGTCCAACATGTACCACTTACGAGTGTATGGATTAAGAGCCGCGAACAATACAGCAAAGCATGTAGCGCCAGCTGGATCGGCCCACACAAACCACTCAAGTTTTTTCTTATCCCTCTCTATTTCTTTAAGTACCCTGTCGTGAGGTACAACCATCGATTCACTAAGCATCGGGAATATCTTATGAGCGCCACCCTTAACATACTTAGCCTCATATTCCCTCTCCCATACATCACCCTCACCACGTGCATAGAGGCGTTCTTTCTCTTCGGTTAACCATTGCTTGGGGATGTGAGGGTTTACCCATGTTGGTGCGTGGTAGTAGAGTTTGCCAGGCGCCTCTTTATGTTCTTCCGCAGTCTTAAGAAATTCGTTATTTGATTCATCCCCTGTATCCTCAGGAGGTGTACCAATAAATATCTCTGGAGCATTATAGACTGATAAGTTTGGCCGCATGACTTCGCGAAACTCTCGTCGGTGGTCTTTGTACTCTTCATAAACAAGAATGGATGGTCTAGTTCCTCTGTGTTTCTCGTAATTATCAGATCCATCCACCTTAATGAATGAGCCGTTTTTGAACTTAATACGCATCTCGGTGTTATTAATTCCCTCAGGACCGTCATGTAACCACTCTCTAGGACCGAAGTTAATAAGTCTAGGATCGGCCCAAATGATTTCGCGTCCCTGATTTAGGTGCGGAGTAATATAGTAACAAGAAGAGTTGGGATAATACTGAGCCCACCTCCAAAGGATATAGGTGGCAATCTCTGTTTTGCCAAACTTTCGGCCACACTGAACGAAGATGGATCTTATGTTATGCTTAAACAGAGCCTGAATAATGCGTTGCTGCGACTCGTGAGGGCTAAAAGAAACGTGTAGTTTTTGCAGTTCTACAAGAGCATCTATCTGCTCTTTAGACGGACTCATGAATGGGGTCGATCTCGCCTTTAGATACGACTACACGAAGAGCTTGCACTAATGCGTGACGCTCTCCTTGCAGTTTGATGACCATAGCTTTTAGATCATTTATTTCTTCATGCAGTCTCATGACAATGCCGTCTTTATTGTCTAATTGTTCCAGTAACACTTTAGAGTCCATCTATTCGCTATCCTTCAACGCTGGGTCACCTTGAAGTAACGCGCGTAACTCAGCTGGGGTCATGGGTTTAGATTTATCTGTCACTTCCACTTTTGATTCTACCTTATGAGTATCAGTCCATTCTTTTCTGAAACGGTTCTTCATATTAAAGATCCAAACTGTAGCATTTAGTTGTGGCCCATCTTTACCGCTAAACAACCCCTGTGTACCAGCTTCCTCCCAAAAAACCCTATTTTTAGCGAACGCTCTCTTTTTGGCGGCGGAAAACTCAGGGTGTCTTGACTCCCATTCACGCAGAGTATCATCACATACATCTACAGTGCCGGCGAACGACTCGAACGACAGTCCTGTAGTCATATGCTTAATAAGCATCTCACAGTATTCGGGTCTATATTTAGAGGGTGCGCCTACTTTAGCCATTAATTTAATTCCTTACGTGGAGGGCGTCCGCGTCTTTTTTGTTTTACGGGTTCTTCTATATGTTCCGGTTGTGACTCTTTATTTATGATGTCGGTAAAATGATCAATGATTGTGTATAAGTCTGGAATCTGGCAGTGCCTGAGACGTTGGTATATTTCATCGTGGAGCTTTTCATAGACTAAATCAGAAGCAATTTTAATGTAGATTTCTGGATCTATCTTAGCCTCTGAGATAAACTTAACACGCTCTTGTAGAACATTCAGATCACGTATTACTTGTTCTTTTAATTTCACTTAATACTAGACTAAATCAAGCCAATTGTTAAGACAAGCTTATTCATTGTTGACTTAGGTTTCATTGTGTTAATGGCCTTAACGTGGAACAGACCCCCCTTCCCATCATAGCGTACTGCACAGCCGACTCGTGCCAGAGGGTGTACCGCAGGACTTTAGATATTACGAAGATGAAGCGCACCAGGACCTGTAATCTACATGTACCGAAGCTTAAGGCATCGAAGAACCAGATGAACTGTACGGAGTGCAACCATACACTCGTGTGGAAGAAACAGTTAAGAGATTGACCCTAGAGTTTGTGGGATGCGTAACGGCACATTTGATATAACTTGCCAATTGTTAAGACTGCCTTAACATTTATCGTCATGGGGAATTTTGAAACGTTAAGAAGTGCAGGCTTATTAAACGAAAACACACAGGACTTAAGAGACTTAGAAATAGTCTGTAAGAAGTACATGGCCTACTGCACGTCGCGGTCTTGTCAGCTGGCTTGGGTCAGAGCTAACCCACGCTCTAGACAGGCCAGGGCGCGTGAGATGAACGAGAACTTGCATGTACCGAAGCCTGATGCTCCCACCAGGTCTAGGGAGTGCTGCGAGTGTGGCTTTACGTTGGTCTACAAGGAGCTTAAGGCATACGGGATTAACGAGCACCGTACGAGATAACGCGTCGCAACTAGATAGATGTTTACCTGGTGCGTTACACGTGTTACAATTAAGGGTATGTTTGTTATTATTCGAGCATGCAAAGTACACTTAAAGAATATCCCTGTTCACAGTATTATCTACCGATCGGACTCTATGGACGAGGTCTATAGGGAACATACTAAGCGTGCCAGACGACACCCAAGGCAGGAGTACATTATCGCTTTTATTAAGGGGCATTGTAAGAAGAAGGCTCCAGGCGTTTTAGACCAAGAGCCCTCTCTTAATCTCTAGCTACTTCTTTTCGTGACCACCAACGTCTAGATCTTTATACTGAGCGCCGTCCTTTTTCTTTTCGGACCCCATCAGTTTATCTAACTTAGACTCACCAGACTTAACGCCAAATTCACTTGGAACTTTAGCCTTAGGTGCTGAACCATATCCTGATTCTTTCGCTTCTTCTTTGCCCATATCCATTTTCTTATCCATTGCCATAAGTACGTACCCCTTTCCTAATTAGGTGACTCAAGAATACCGCCCATGAATTGTTAAGACAAGCCATGATTGATCTTGGCTACTACTGCCGTTATTTTGCTTTTTGAACCGTAATCCATAAGTGGGCTGTTTGATTTATTGTAGAGTTTCATTGACCATATGCCTAATGGCTTGAGCTACTTCTGGTTTTTGTACTTCTAATTTTTCTAGTTCTAGTTTTTTTAGTTCAAACTTGGTGTTTAATTTCCCAACTTTAGACATCCGTTGCGATGCTTCAACTAGGTCTCTTACTTGCGCAAAAAACATACCACGATCGTCTTGCGTTGTTCCACAAACGGTTTCCCATCCGCCCATAAGTTTCACAATTACCCACGTGGACTCGCCTAAGGCTTCTTTAGCTAATTTAATTTGGTAACTCCCATACACACTGATCGCGCTCCTAATTCTGCCCGCTTCAACAGTCGCTTCATCACGGTCTGTCACACAAGACCCTAATGCTTGCTTAAGTGCCGCAGGTAATGGAAATCGTACGTTGCCTGGTGTTTGTCTGTATTTAATAATTACTTGCCTTAATTCGTCTGGAGGAACATCCGCTAAGTCTTCAGCAAACATACTGAGTTGATTCTCGGTAATTGGAAAGCAGTAATACTCGGCGAGCCTTAAAAGTAAATATTTTATCTGTTCCACTAAATCTCGCCTCTCCGAAGTTTTTCCAATAAGGCCTGATTACTGTGAGATACTTTTTCTGTATATAGAATACTTGTTGGGTCTTTTACTTCCATACCTGTTTCATGAAACTGTAAAATAGCGTTTAAATTTCCTTTCATCGTAAACAAGTCATGACGCTTTATGACAAGCCATCTGTCAGTCATTGCTAAATAACTCGGGATAACGTCGATAGCCCTTTTTAAAGTCAGTGCTTTTATAATATTTTTAACGACCCCTACCTGGTCAGATATTACGGGAGATACTCCGTACTTAATTTTGTACGCCTCACAGTAGGCAGCAATGAATAAATTAACCCCATCAGTTTGTTGAGAGTTAAGACCCTCGGAGTATAGATTCGCAGAATCTATATTCTCCGTTCCCTTTCTTTTCTCTGAGTTAGAGTTAGAGTTAGAGTTAGAGTTAGAGAATTGAGTAAGAGTAAGAGGAAGAGTAAGAGTAAGAGCTTCAGAGCCGTTCAGAGTCCGTTCAGTAATTACTGAACACCCGTTCAGTGTTTCCTTTAAACTTTTATCCGACTTTTTTTGTCTAGCATTCTGAAGAGAATCCATTTTTTTCTGACTTAGAGATTTCCCAGAGTTCGATTTTTGTTTCAGCCAAGCGAATTGCTCCTCTTGTCCGCAAGCTTCCACACCACCATTAACGCGACTAGCCCAGCCTGTGGTTATTAGGTATTCTGGTAGCCCGGTTTGTATCCATTTGTGATCAGGTATAAATCCATATTTGAGATAGTATTCTTGAGCTTCTATCCAAAGCCACGCCAATGCTCCTAACGCAGTGTATCTTGAACCTCCAGTAGCTACACAAAGTTCAATAAACCTTCCATCTTTAAAGATGGAGTCTTCTATATTAATGCGTGCCATTTTGATCCCCTCTTAATGTTGTCTTTGCAGTCCAAAAAGGGTATTGGTTAGGTAATCTTTTTGGTCGTACTTAAAGATCTACAACCTCACCTTGTGGATGTAAATATCTCTTGGTGGGGTTTTTTTTATTTCCTAGTCTACCTACGTTTCGTGGTACAACTAGCCCATCAAGCACGAAAGTGTTTCTTACAAAGTCTTTAAGAGCCTGCCAGCGTTCCTGGTAGGCTCTTATTGTTTAAAGAGTGGCTTTTTTTTAAGAGTGACGTATAGTCCTCTCACTTGAAAGGAAACCCGTGCGTTATGAATACATCTCCAGAAGTGAAGGACCTCTTCACAGCCCTCTCCCTACTACAGTTAGAACTAGAGCCCGCCACTAAAGATACGATCAATCCCCACTTTAAGTCCAAATACGCGGACTTAGCGGAGGTTATACGCGTGTCTCAGTCCCTAATGGGAAAGCATGGCTTCTGCATCATACAAACCATCAGCCCCGACAACGTCATGACAACAATCCTAGGGCATACGTCAGGCCAGTGGATACGCTCCGAATTGAAACTGGTACTACAGAAACAAGATATGCAAGGGCTTGGATCAGCAATAACCTACGCTAGGCGTTACGCAAGAGCCGCTATCCTAGGGATTACTCAAGACGACGACGATGCCAACGACGCTTCTATAAGCCCCACACAAGCCTCCACCCGTTTACCCAGGGTAACGCCCCTCACGGTTCAGAAAGCCTCGCCACAAGCGTCTGGCGACGTAGTTAAGGCAGTTAAAGCCGTGGTAACAGAAGCAACCTCCGACTCTAGAGCTAGAGACTTAGCAGGTCTTTTCATATCCAAGGGCTGGACCACCGTGCAAGCTAAGGAATATGTTCTAAAGGCATACGGTGTGCTTTCAATGAAAGACCTCACCCTAGAACAAGCTAAGGCGTTTCACACCGTTCTAACCGAGAGCGTGAACTTCTATGTAGCTGCCTCTAAGTTAGATCTACAGCACACACCTGAACCAAACCCTTTAAGTGGGTTCGATGCTTTTAAGGTTAGCACCAAACCAGGCGAGGTAAGTAGTGGAGTGGTTGACTATGATGATGTGCCTTTTTGAACGACCGTATAAAAGATCCGTACCTTAATTAAACTCACCCAAGGAGAATAGATGAACAAAGTAATTCTAATAGGTAACATTAGTAACCAGCCCGAAGTAAAGACCGGGTCTAAAGACGGTAGAGACTGGGCCAGTCTAAGGTTCAACCTGGTGACCTCTGAAAAGATAGGGGACGGCTATAAAAGGGAATGGCACCGATGCTCCTGGTTTGGTGTGCGTGCTCAGAAAATGGCCTCCTATTTAGTGGAGGGAGCTACTCTTCAAATAGAAGGTCGCCTTACAACTAAGAAGTGGACCGATCGTAACGGAACAGAGAAATACTCAACAGAGATTGAATTGAACGACGCTAATTTCCTACCAAAGCAATTTGAACCTAGAACGGGCGATAACGTGCTCCCATCCCCTAATGAAAGCGATGTATTCTAGTGACTAAACGTGACCCTGTCTTGTTTAGAGAGATGGCCATCGGTGCTGAAACTGACTACGCCTATACGTTTAAAATGGCTGGAAAGCACAACGTCACACTGGACGATGGGACTGGCTGGGTCATTGAAACTAAAGCGAATGAAGAATGGAATGAAGATAAAATACGCGCACTCGGCGAGATCTATTACACGCCGCCCCGTCATTAAGCATAACACACCTATACAAGAGCTAAATAGTATGGTATTATACCCCTGGGAGAATTAAAAATGAAAAAACAATATGTTATAGTTAGGACGCAGTCGGCTGGAGTATTCGCTGGGTATATTAAAAAACGGACCGGGCAAGAGGTTGTTATGACCGAAGCTAGACGGCTTTGGTACTGGGACGGTGCCGCTAGCCTATCTCAGCTGTGCATCGATGGGGTCTCTAAACCTCAATCTTGTAGATTCCCCGAAGCCGTGCCGCGTGTGCTGTTAATGCAAGTGATTGAGATTTTAGACTGCTCTGACAAAGCAAAAAAATCGATAGGTTCGGTGCCTATATGGAGAGCGTAAACCCAGGCCAAGGTAACGGCTCAGGCGTAGGCTCTGGCTATGGTGACGGCTATGGTAACAGCTCAGGCTACGGCTACGGAGATGGCCATGGGTAACAGCTCCGGCTTAGGTTCTGGCTATGGTAACAGCTTAGGCTCAGGTGATGGCTCAGGTAACGGCCCAGGTTTAGGCACAGGTTGGGGTGACGGCTCAGGTTGGGGTAACAGCGCGGGCGCGGGCTATGGTAACAGCTCAGGCTATGGTGATAACTATGGTAACGGCGAAAGTGATGGCTCAGGTATGGGCGAAAGTGACGGCTATGGTAACGGCTCAGGCTATGGTGATGGCTCAGGCTACGGCTACGGAGATGGCCATGGGTAACAACTCAGGCTATGGTTCTGGCTCAGGCTCCGGCTCAGGCTATGGTAACAGTTTAGGCTCAGGTGATGGCTCTGGCTCCGGCTCAGGCTATGGTAACAGTTCAAACTATGGTTATAGCTACGGTAACGGCTCAGGCGTAGGCTCAGGTTATAGTAATGGCTCAGGCGATGGCACAGGTGATGGCTCAGGTTGGGGTGACGGCCCAGGTATGGGCGATGGGTAACAGTGTATTCGTAAACACTCTGGAGAGTAAGTATGGGTTTCTTATCTTTTATAGCGGTACTACTTGGTGGGTATAGTGCTTTATCTTTATTGGTTGCCGCCTACGACGAGACCATTAACGCCTCTCAGTTAGCTACAATGAAGCACTACCACTGGGACGAGTTCATACAGCGACGTAAGGTTAAAGGTGTCTACCTGGTGACCTTATTGATGTGCTCTGTCTACCTCTGGGTGCGACACCTGTAATATGCGTGTAACTATTTGTACACACTGTCATGAAGGCGTCAATGCTTGGCAAGATCCAGAGTCTGGCGTCTATCACGAAGACGAGTGTCAGATGTGTACACGTCAAGGAATGAGATGGGCCAGTAATCATTATGGAACCATTACCCACATTCCAATGTCTAAAGACCTTGAGGAAGCTATCCATAAAGTATTAGCTAACGTAAAATCTGGAAAGCCTCCGCTCTCTAGATAGTTCTGACAGTTAAGAATATGCCCGGCTTCATTGCGTATTCTTTAGTGGCGGATAAACTAACGATCTGCGCGTCATCATGCCAAATCACACCATTCAACGCATCTAAACACTTCACAAGATTATCTAAGTCAGGCTTTATTGTGTGGTGCTCTCTCTTAACTGATTTAGGTCTTTCAAACCGAAACACCACACCTACGTGTAGTGGTCCTAAAAGTAACGACTCTTTAAACTGTGACCTAGCTAAAGCCCCTAGGGTGCGTTCAAATACTCGTGTCTTTGTCGGAGTAAACACTCTTCCGAATCTCCCTAAACGTGGCCGCCCCTTAGCGACAGGTGTTACAGCAAACTCTAGAGAAATTGTTCTAACGTTGTTTTCCATTCATCTTATCCAAAATCTTATCTATTTTATCGTCAATCTTATCGAGTCTTTTTTCGATAGATCCCTGGTCTTTTACATAGGCATCTTTAGTTAAGAAGTTGGCATAAGCAAACGAAATGAGCCCCGACGTGGCTGCAATAATCCCGACTATAAAAGTTACACCCTGGAGCATTGCAAAGTCTTTTTCTACTATCGCGTCGGCCCTCACTTGGGTGTCCTTTTGGTTTTGCAATAGTTAATCAAAGCCTCAAAGTCGTCGGCTGGGGTTGCTATGTATCCGTCTACATCCACAAAAACACGGTGCAAAACCTTGCCAGACTTATCGACACAGTTAAGCCCATTATCCGCAGACGACACAACGCAGATCTCTATAGACGGTCCGCCACTTACACAAGACGCACCCATCAGACATGGAACTAAACTAAAGACGCTTGATAATATCTTGTAGTTTCTTTGGATCTTTCTTGTCTTTAACATCACGCATTGCCTCATGTAAGTCTGTCACAAACTTAGCGGGGTCTTCCTTGGTGGTTTCTTTGATCCAATCAACCAACTCAATCAATAAAGGAATAAGTGCTAGGAGTGTTTTAATAACGATCATTTTTTGTCTTCTAGGTCTTTCCCTAGAATGACACCCTTTACAGATAAGCTCTTAACCATATTAACTAGCCACTGCAATTTATTCACACACCACTGGAGCTCTTTATCTGGATGGTCTCCAGGCAATAACAAAGAAACAGCCAGCCCAGCACTCCCCAACATAAGTACCGCACTTAACAATGCTGGACCGTGCTCGACAATAACCTTACCTGCCGATAATAATTGTTCCATATATCCCCCCTAAATTACGCCATACCTATTTTAGTGTAGTACGGCATGATTACCGCCAATAAATCTTTTCTGTTCTTGATTAATCTTACCCTGACGAATGCGTTACTAGCAACGGCATCCGCCGCACTTAATGTCTTACTGGTTCCGCCGCCAGCTTCCAGCATTCGGTATTGATCTAAACAAAACCCAATGTGACTCACAGACTTAAAATCTTTGCCGAAAAAGGACAGCGCCCCTAAGCCCCAAGTATTTATCTTACCGTTCTGACTGAAATGATCGTAAAGACCTTGCGCGTTCTGGTCTCCTTGTGGATCGACTCCAGCGCTTGCTAGAATTTCTTGTACAAGCCCCGAACAATCAAAACCCCTCATAGGATCATCACCACCATAAATGTAAGGGATGCCCATAAAGGTCATTGCGTAATCATAGATTATTTTCATCAGTATTCAGTGCCTCGCTTGGTTCTTACAAAGTCCGCAACGCTCGACCGGTTTACTGGTTTACTGTCAGGCTTATTCTTAAAGGTAGATGGTTGCTGCTCTTGGGGCTTCTTGCCGCTTAAGACTAGTTCTTGCATTCCGTCTATTTCGCCTTTGTCGTTTAAATCAGTTATCATTTTTGCTTTTTTTGATGGGCTCAAACCCTCAGCAGCATGTAACTCCTTAGTGAGCGAAGCTCTCATGTGAGGCTCAATAAAGGTTTTAGTATTCTCTTTTCTGCCAGTTGTAACAGTTCTAACAAATGAATTAATCATGTCTTGTTTCGCTTCCGGGGATACACCCTCTAGCGCTCTGTCAATCTTCTGAATTGTTGGCAACCCTTGGATCTTTGATACGCCTTCTAGAATTTTTCTAGCAATCTTTGGACCGTATTTATCGATTAAAGCTCCCGTAGCTGAACCTATTGCAGCCCCAACCATTCCACCACCGATAGCAGCGCCGCTACCAGCACCTAGCACAGTCCATAGATTGACATTCTTTGACCCATTTATAAATTCTTGCTCAAATTTATGAGCCGTTCCCGTTGCTTCAATTTCTCTTACAAAGTCTAAATCATTACCTGGTGCTTTAGATAGAAGCGCAAACTGTTGCTTGATGGCGTCACTTCTATCGCTCATTAAGCTCTTAACTTTTTGCTCCGCAGTCGAAAGCGTATCCCAGTTGTTGAAAGCTTTAGCATCTTCCTGAACTTGCTTGAAACGTTCAATATCAAATCCCTGCTTACGCAAAAACTGCTCTGTCGTTTGATTATTGATGGCCATTTTGTCGTTAATTAAATTACCAATAGCCTTAAATGATTTATCTTCCCCACCTAGTATATCTGCAGACTCTTTTAGGAAGGTTGACATTTCGTAAGCCTTGCCAACTTCTGTCTTATACTCCGGTACAGCCGACTTTATTATGTCGTCCAAATTGCGTCGGGCTTGCGTTAGGG